TATTGTTGAATGTCATATTAAGTTGTTTATTAAATGTTTCAAAGGTTTCCTTTTTGTTTAACTGGTAGAAACGACCGTTAGGTTGGCTTCCGTTAACTTTTCTTCTTACATAACCTGAAGCATAACTTCCGTAATGTGCACCAGTACGAGTGCATTTAAACATACGAGTTCCGTTTTTAGATTGAAGAGGAGTTGTGATTTCGATTAAGTTGTTGTTCATATTTAATGTCCTTTTTAAATGATTTTTTGTTTTTGCCTTGTGATATATTATAATATAATATTATTCTTATTTACACGTTTTAAACTAATGTGTTAAGTACTTTATAGAAAATGATATTCAAGACTGAATTGTTCATTCTCTGACCAGTAGCTGTCTCTATATCTGTATATACACTCCTGTAATCTTCTAAAACTTTTTTAGTTTTATCTTCCTGATTATTAGTGCCATTTACTAGAAGTTCCTTGATTTCATATACGTTTTTTCTAAACACATCAAATCCGGCAGCTGTTAAAGAAGAACCATCAGTCTGATTCTTTCTAAACACTTTAACATTTTGAATACCACGAGTACTAACAAAGTGTTTGTCTAAAGAAACTGTATTATTACCAGGATAAACCTTCCCACCTACAGTAGCCTCAGCGCTGCTTGCGTAACAACAAGTCTTTTCTAACGTCCAAAGTAAAAGTGTCAAATTCTTTAAAGTACACATCTCATAAGAAGCAGACAAGTTTAAGCTTGAAAGAATATCATAGTCAATTATATGCGATCTATGATACTTTTTAACACCCGCACACTCAGGATACTCTATGAAAAACAAAGTTTCTTTATACTCAACTTTCGATACACTCTTTTTTCTTTCAAACGGGCTATTACTCTTTCCCCCTATATTATTCTCTCTTAACTTATGTATTGACTTTTTAATAACTGTAAGATGCTCTTGCTTTAAAGCTTTATCTAAGTTTTTATTCTCTAAAGTCTTTGTTTCTTTGTTTAGATTATACAACCTAGTTATTATCGCTGATATGAAATTTAGTCTGTTTTCTTCGTCAACTTTAAACGGCTCGGTATAATAATCTAGATTAGCCCATTCTTTAACACTTCTCATTGCATTCTCTTTTGAATTGTAGGTTGTTTGTTGTGCCTTGTGATATATTATAATATAATATTATTCTTATTTACACGTAAGAGATAACTCTATCTGCATATCCCTTAAACAAGTTAACATGCTTTGATGTTGTTGCTGAATGGAAACTTCCTCCTGTAGTTGTATGATTGTATACTACTTTCTTTCCATCAACAACTTCAGCAATCAAAAGCCGATATGAATATGCTCTACCTTCGCTGCAAACTCTCAAAGTATTGTCATGATTAACTGATTCAAACTGCCAGTTGTTCCACATACTAGCAACTTCTCTATTTCTTTTTCTACTCATATTACCTACTTTAACTTTATTTAATATACCTGAAAATACAGTCAGCATCTACTTCAATCATTTCATCAGTATCTTTCTCGACAAAGTAATACCCGTTGCTATTAGCCTCACTTCTAATCTTACCAGTACTCATTGTGTCAACTACTAACTTTCCACCACTATAACACTTAACGCTAGCAGCACTACCTAAACTTGTTAACTTGCCAAAATAAGCATCAGTGCAACCACTGAACAAAACTGCTGCAGCAATAATATACTTAATCATCTGAAAATCCTCTTTCTTTTTCTGAAACGTCATCCTTTATTTCTTCATCATCTTCTCCAAAACGATATAACCAGTCATCTAGAAAATCATCGTCACTCGCTTCAAAGTAATCCTGCATGTTTTCATAAACATATGCAACAAGATCACTCATATTCATACCTTCGATGATGTTCTTAATGAGCTTATCTCTATTTTCGTAATTGTTTTGCGCCATGTTTTGTTTCCTCATTACTAACTGTATATAGATTTGGCAAGAAATGCAAGTAGTATTTGTGTTGAAAGATAAAAAGCTAATGATAAGCTTGTTGAAGCTGTCCTGTCAAAGATAAGAAACCCGCCAGCAATAGGCACAATAAACAATAAACCGAACGGCATTGGTACAATAGTCATTTAATCAACCTTTATTCTGAGAACACTTTAACATCAACATTATTCCCACGATTATCTTCAACTTTAATCTCAATCGTTATATAACTCTCATGAATAGGATCTTTATTGAGAACCCAAGTAAAACCACAGCCAACTTTAGTAGGCACGACAAAACTATTCCAATAGTCTATAAAACCTCTAATCTCAGCTTCATTCATATTCTCTTCTGAAGAATCCCATCCACCTTTAACATAGAACTTTGTAATATAAGCTTTATAGTTCATTAGTCCCAATCCTCATCTCTCATGTGTGCTGGTCGACCAGCAGCATGGTCATAGTCTTCTCCCTCTTCGATGACTAGATCGATATAGTCTTCTTCCTCTTCATCATCATCACCATCATTCCACTCATTAATTGTGTCTTGCATACTACACATACTTCCACCCAAGTAATCGTGATATTCATCTAACGCAATCGAAATCTCAGCAAACCAATACGACTCTGCTCGATTCCTTTCAGCATCAGGAACCAAACTAATTGCCTCTTCTAATAACTCTTTGATTTGCTCTTTGATTTCCTCAAACCTGTATTTATCGTTACTCATTATATCATATCCTTTTTGATTGATTGATTGTTGTTGCCTTATAATATATTATAATATAATATAAATCTTATTTACACTTAAGGATTACCTGGAACCCTAAACGTTAACTTAATAAAGTCTGTTCTCCAAATCCCATCTCCACCATCAAAATAGTGATATGCATAATGACCAGAACTACCATGAACGTCTTCCCAAGTGTTAGTATAATTCTCTATCTCATCCACTCCCTTGCACGTTCTTACTAACCTACAATGATACATACCACTATTCTTCTTAGATATATACTCTTCACTCCTATGCACTATCTTCGTCTTACCAACATACTTGGATGCTGGATCCACTAACTGTTTCCTCATCCTACTATCTCGCCACTGTTCTGAAAAATGAAACATGTTTTACCCTTTCATATCTCCAACATTTGAAAATAAATATTTTAAACATTAGCCATTACAAGCTTGTACTTTTTTCTGTTGTTGTAAATAGTAGTATAACTAAAAAGCATATATCTATTACCAAGAATACTTTCGGTATGCTTGATTGCATCTTCAGCAGTATCACTTTTAAATAGTACTCTTCCATTCTTACCAATCGGTTCTTGACCGCAGTCTGATGGCTTGTATGCATAAAACTTCATATCTTATCCCTTCAAATATGAATTATGTTTGCTGAAAGCAAAAGAGAAATCACTGTTACTTAATTGTATACGCTTCTTAACAAACTGCGCTTTCCATTTTCTTGAACACCCCAGATAGAACCCTGATAAAGGTTAATCATCGCTGCAGCATTGAAACTTGAAAACGTCATCTTCTTAAACCTAGAACCATCTCTACATTTACCTGTTACTTCAAATTTTACAAAGTTCATTTTATCTTTCCTCTTTAACGCCAAGTAAATCTAAGATTAGATCTAAATCAATCTGCTTATTATTAATCTTTATACCAATTCTTGTATATTGGCTAAAAAGATCTTTTTCACCACTCTTCCATAATTCTATATCGCCGGCTGTAGGCTCTTCATAGTCTCTATTTACTTGTTGTAAAACAATAAAATCGTGATCTGAATAATTAAAATTGTCTTTCATACACTCTTCAAGAGTATCATACTGTGTATGAATCTTTAAAAAGTCTTCAATCATCTCTTTGAGATTATCTCTGAGATCATCTCTTGCTGATTCTCGATCACAATTAAAGAGATTGTCTTTGAGCTTATCTACTGTAAAAAGTTCAATATACTCTACAAACTGCATCTCACCTTCTTCATACCTATCCAAGATCAACTCTCGATCACAGTCTAACGTGATTGTATACTCTTGACATATTACTTCGTTTAATTCACGAATTACTTTGTCCATATTGTTTTTCCTTTTGATTGATTGATTGATTGATTCCTTATAATATATTATAATATGAAGTTAATCTTATTTACACACATATAACAACTACACTCTTTGTATCCTCATCTTCTTCGAAAGCTATAGCACCGCCAACAGTCATCTCCATTTCAATCGGCATCTTATTTAACTTAACTATCTCATCATGATTCATCTCAACAAAGACTTCAGCAGTCTCATCATACTTACTCAACATCTCGATCAGTTCTAATACAGACATTATATTTTCCTTTTAAATGATTAAATGGTTGTTGTTACCTTATGATATATTATACACCAAATATAATCTTATTTACACACACTCAGACCAATGCTCTCCTGTTTCCTCACCCCAAAATTGTCGAGGAGCTAAGCGCTGCCCACTTCCATTATAATCTGCACTACACACGCTACAAGTATTAGTAAACTTACCTAAACTCAACCAAACATCACAACACTTAATCTGTGCTGACTCCCTGTAAAAGAATTCATTCTCATAATATCCCAGTTCATAATCTCCACTCTCTAAAACACGTAGATAATTCTGATAACCCATATCACCCTCTTCACTCCACTCTCCCCACCCCATATCTTCAAACATCTCCTTACGCGCAGCAATATAAGATTCATGAAAAACCTCAACACCTTCAGAATAATCTCCTCCATGCACCTCAAAATCACAGATGCCTTCCATACTATGTCTCATATACGATGTTCTCTGATATCGTGTTCTAGTATTAACTGGTATAAAGTTTGTGCTGCTCATTATACTACCCTTTTATTTATTTGTTTCTTAGTATTAAGTTGAGGATTATAAACATTAATATATTCTATTTCTCTTTGATGAGTCTGTTTCTTACCACGTACTACTTCTATTACTTCATATCTAAAGTTCTCATAACCATATCTTCTCATCTCCTGATATAACAACCACTGCTTACCAGATGTCTTACAACGAGATATATGCTGCCTAAAACGTAACCTTACACTACCAATAACTTTCTGATCTCTCTGAACAGTAATACCAATATACTCATTACCCGTCTCAGAATTTGTAAGCCGATAGATTATATGATTCCTATCAGATCGTTTCTTTCGCTTCATCATATATCCTCCTTATATAATATTATAATACAATCAAAATCTAACTTACACGTTAATCACTTTATAAGCATAATCATCCCACTCTGAATATAATATGTTCAACTGCCTAACATGACTACTCTTATTTAAAACCAATAAATAAATAGAATCTAAAAAGTCACAACGCTCTGAAACTATTAATCCATAATACTCGTTGTCTCTCGTTAAGATATCTCCAACTTTAAAATGCCTACTAGTCACTTTTCTATCCTTCTTTCAAACACATCTTCAAATATCTACCTCTTCTAACTTCTTCTCTAAACGCCTAATCTCATACCCTAACTCATTAGACTCCCTCACCTTCCCACTCCTCTCAAACTCTTCTCTCCTCTTCAAAAGCTCCCTAATCTCTTTCCTCACCCTCACACTCGGCCTCGAACCAAACGCCATCAACCACATCACACCATATACTAACAACACACTACTCAAACCAAATACAACAGCATACACTACCTGATTAATCATCTATCATCCCCCTTCTATAAACCTCTATATAAATATCAACTCACAATAAACAACAAGTGGCCGAAAAGATCTTCTGTTAACACTTCTCATCTCGACCCATAGTAAACACCCAAAAACAAAAAAAACCAAAACAGCATCAACGTCGTGATTCTATTATGACTCACCATACACACCCACGGGACAAAGCTTGCGTCGCGCACAGTAAATGAATAGCGATTCATTAAAAACTTTTTTCAATTCTGTCCCGGGGAAAGTAGTCAAGAAGCTGTACAGCGTGAGACAGAGTGGCCTGATTAAAATATACTAACGTTGTTATTTATAACCCAATCACACACGATCTCTTCTGACATATCGTATCCTTCTTCGTTAAAGAAGTTTTGGGCAATATTTAAACCCTCGTCAAAGGTGATGGGAGCTCTTGCTTGTTCACTGCCGTTATAGACTGTGAGCGTACCCATTAAAGAGTTGTTTTTAATGATGAGGTCGAAACCCGGGACGTTGTGACGATCGTAGTTATCGTAGCAGAAGTAGCGAGTATCGTTAGTTTTATTGCTATTAATCTTTTCAGACCCTACGTACATTGTATCTGTAGGTTGTTTAGTGTCTATGCGGTTTTTAGAAACAGCGTTGATGAGTTTATTCCATTGTTTGATATTGATTAGATTATTCATTATGTAAATCCTTTGGGAGGTTGATATAATATATTATAATAGGTGAGAGAGCAGAGTTACACTTATTAGATAGTGATAAGACGTCCACGGTTTTCTTTTGCGTGGAGTATAGTTTCTTCAATCTCTTCAGAGCACAGCATATCTACTTCTACGTAGTCAAGGAAGTATTTGTCTTGTCCCTTAGGATGAGTGAGAAGTAGATGAGCTTTTCCATTCTTAGTGCAGTCACGTAGCGACTCGATGTCATTGCGGATATGTTCAGGAAGTTTGAGAAGTTCTGAATCGCAAGACATGAGTAGATTGTAGAATTGAACTTTTGTAATTGATTCCATTGTG